AAACTGCGATTGTGAATGTGCCTGTCAAATGCTTGGCTGCACAGTTGTTTTTCAAGCGATGCGGTTGGAAAGCGACCAAAGAACAAGACGGACGCATTCGATTCGAAGTGAGGTTCAGAAACCATGAACCCAGTCACATTGATTGAACCGTTTGGCTTTTCTATCTGCAAACGCTGCTTATGCAAAGCGATGGAAATCAACCTTGCAAATCAAACCCAAACGCAACGCTGTTGGGGATGCAAGCAACCACTGACAGACAGACTTTACGCGGCAGCTCACGAAGAGTGGCTGAAGCGTAACACGCCATCAACAACTGATCAGAAAGATTGATCTGATCGCGATTTGTCGCACGGTGCGACTCCATGACTAGGAGTGAAACCGTGCCTAAACGCAGACGCAATCGAACCAAGCAACGCAGCACACGGCGCCGGCGTCGTCGGCCTAAGCCAACGTTTGCTAAGATCAAAACGAACTTTCCTGCAGGTATGCTCCTGCACTCTGCTTTGCTGCCGATTGCCATCACTAACGACAACGACGGACGCACGAAGCATTACGGACTCAGCAAAGATCGACGCATCCGCTACGAACGCCAATTGCGCAGCCTCGGGCATGCACGTCAACCCTTTGGTCAACAGACCGACGTTGTTGTCACGCACATTTTGGGACCAGGCCAAAAGAAACTAGATTCTTCATCGATTCTGCGAGGCAATTTCAAAGAGCTTGAGGATGCTTTGGTTTGGCTTGGTTGGTGGCACGATGACTCACCAGCGTACATCAGGTGCGTGTTGCCTTTGCAGGATGCCACGCAGCGCGACATAGGACCAGCGATAAGGATTGATGTTTATGCTGCAGGTGCGATCCAGGTCAGACCAACGGAGGTTTACGACGATGACCGATGAGGATTTCCGCGACTACTACAGTCTGATTCCCGCCGATCGTCGATCGCGAGTCAACAGTGAAGCGGTCTGGCAACTCAATATGGGCGCGTTTGTTGCACTTCAGGAAATTCGACAACGACTTGAGTTAGGCTTGCTTCGTGAAGCTAGCGACACACGGCGGCAGGAGGTAGCAAGAGTAGTTCAAAGAATCGAACAACATCAAGCTCGTCTGAGTTTGCGATTGATGGAGTGTGATTTTGAGCGTTGGCAGGAAATCATCAAACCAGATTTTGAACAATGGTCGTCGACGTTTGATTTGTTTGCTGAGTATGGCGAACCGTCAGTAGCAACTGATTTGAAATCGATCGTCACAATAGTTCGTGTACTAGTGCACACTGAAAAAAGTTTGTGATATTGAAAAACACAATGTTTTTTGGGGTGAAAAAAATTCTGCTTGCTATCGCAATGTCGATTTGACTCAACTTTCAAAACTTTGGAACAGTGGCAATGGTTGCTTGGGTTCATCCATGAACGAATTTTGGAAACGCTTTTGGGTCAAGATCGGGCGCGACGGGCTGATTATGTTCGGCGCGGCGTTTCTTGTTTGGGCCAATAGCGATCTGATTCCGTTCTTGGAAGGCGAAAGCAAAAACCCAACCAATGCCGAATGGGTTTCTGCAACTTTGGGTTGGATTGTTCTGACCGGCCGTCGTGCGCTGGCTCTCTATTTTGCGCTGAAAAAACTCAAGGATGGGGATAAAACGGTAATCGACGGAAGCATCACATGATCCGCTTTTTGCTGGCGTTCACCATCACTTTCGCACTGACACCGATTGCATGGGGTCAGATTCTGATCGGCGAAAAATTCGCTGCACATGAACCGATTGTTGCGTCGGTCTCTCCGCCTGGCGACGGCATTGGACAGCATGTTCTTTGGCAGGTTAGTGAACCCGCTAACGTCCAGGAGTTTGGCGGACAGTTGGCGATATGGGCTGCACCAGGCAAATACAAGATTTCCGCTGCGGTCATGCTGACCAAGCGAATCAAAGTTGGAGACGAAGAGGTCGAGGTTCTGCAACCTGGATCGTTTTTGGTTTACCGTGCGGAATTCGAAGTCGTCGGAAACAATCCACCTGCACCACCGGGACCAGTTCCGCCAGGGCCAGGACCGGCACCACCTTTGCCAGACGATTGCAGCGATGTACCAGCGGACCAGTTTGCCAACTTGGGAAAACGGGCATGCGGTTGGGTATCTCAGATTCCGCAGCAGTCACGCGGGATCCGTTCGCAGCTCGGGGCGATCTATCGCAACGCAGCCGCAAAGCTTGAGCAAGCAGAATTTCTCAACATTCGTCAGGCAGGCGAATACATCGCTTCCGAACGAGCAAAAATTGTGACTGCACAGTTTGCCAATGATTGGTCAGACTTTGGGACCAAGGTGACGGCGGAACTGTCCTCGCGTCCAAACATGGACCGCGCCCAAATGGTAGCTTTTTATCGTGCGATCGGAGCAGGTTTGAAATGAGTCCGGATCTGCTAATCGATAACGCAATGAGTCAGCGCGGCGAGATGGGTTGGGGTGAATATGACACCGACCCACTAGAAACCAAGCTAAAGATTGAACGTGAACGTTTGGAAGCGATGCAGAACATCGTTCCGGATCGATTCAACGCGAGCCTTGGTAAAGAACCGCTAAAGCCTGTTTTTGATAAAGTCATAGCAGCAATGCAGGCTGATGGAATTGAAGACGGGTTTGACCCGATGTATCTCTACCAAGTTGTTTTTGGCACTTGGCCAAAATGGCTTGCGCAAATTATTGGTTCGTGCGTTGCTTCTGGTGGTATGCGGGCTTGCACTCTTCGCACATTGGTCGAAGTCACACTACTTGGCGAGCCAGAAGAAACTCTTGGTATGTCCATGTCTGGTCCTGATAATCTAAATCACTTCGCACCATACAGCTACCGTGCCGGCCGCAAGATCGGCGGACTGAATCGCGGTGACGGTTCATTCTGTGAAGCGCACATACAAGGCTTAATGCAGTACGGATTCCTACCATGCAACACAGGTGGCCTCGACTCCGATGCATTTCCAGAACCGCAATCTGCAAGTGACTACCGACGGTGGGGCAACAGCGACTCGTTATTGAATGAGTTTGCACCAGCTGCACAAAAATTTGATTTGGTAACGTCCACCGAAGTTAAGTCAGCAGATGACTGGAAGGCAGCATCAGTTGATCGTTATGAAACTGCGATGATTTGCAGCCAGTGGGCTTTTGCACCGGCGCAGCAACACCCAACGTGGAAGCTATCTAATGGTCAACCCGTTTGGATCTACCGACGAAACCCGCGCGACAGTTGGGCGCACAATATGACGCTTTGCGGTTGCATATCGCATGGCGGGAAATGGTACGTCAAAGTTTTAAACAGTTGGCACGAATCGAGCCACAAAAACGGCTTTTGGTTCGTGATTCCGATTGAGGAATTTGCGACATGGATTCGTTCTGCACAAAGTCAAACCATCGGTGATTTGGCTTTGCGTGATATGTCTTCGCCGATTGCATGGTGATGAGATGTTAGACCATAGAAAAGCGTTGTGGGACGCAAGCACAGAAGGCATGAAAAGTGGTGTTTGCAAACCAGGCGATCGTGTTCGAATCATGGTGGCCATAGCAAGACCGAGAATTCGACAGCAAATTTTTGACATGATTGACACGCAGTGTTTATCAGCAGGACTAATCACGAATGATGGTGATCTTGTTGAAGGCGAAGGTTATCAGTCTACTTGGCTGCTAATCATCGAATTGTTGATCCAGTTCTTGCCAGTGATTTTGGAGTTTCTAAAAAACCGAAACTCATAGTCACGGCGTATCAAACTTGAAGATGTTTTTGCATTGGGGTATGGGATGAAGATTTTTACAAATGTTTTGGTTGTCGTCTTGTTGTTGGTTTTTGGCAGCGTGTCCTATGGACAAGACTGCGTCAACGGTCAGTGTAGCCGGCCAATGATGCAATCGATTGTTCAGGCACCAGTTCGCGTGATTCAATCAACAGGAACCGTGGTCCGCAGTGTTGCAGCTGCACCGCGTCGAGTCATCGCACAGCAACCGATTCGAAGATTGTTTAAACGCTTGCGATGTCGCTAGCGCAATAGACCTTAGTGTCGAAGGGATGCACAGAGGACTGAACGCTTAGCTGCTAGGACGCGGGTAATCCTTCGACACTTTTCAAAACTGCTTCAGCGAAAAGGATGCTGGCATGTCAACAGATATAGCGACGAAAAACGCAGAGATTTCGACGGACGTCGGAGTGTCATCGATAAAGTTGACTCAGTTACTTGCGACAGTGTATGGTCCGTATGCGTTTGGCGTCGTGTCTCTGTTAATTGTTTGGTACACAATTGTCGGTCCGCAGTTAGACCGACAAGCAATTGATTACCAAGAGAACGAAAAACATATCCAAGCACTGCACGACGTTTCGACGTCGATGGAAACCATGTCCAGAAGCATGGAACGAACTGCCATGGTTTTGGAAGGCATTGTTGATCGAATGGAAAAATTGAAGTAGTTGTTGTTTCCCGTCCCCTAGATTGCGCTGTCCAGTGTCTCACGTCCGCCACAAGAGGTAGCCCATGAACCTATCAGCACTTGCTACCGAACTTGCCAAACCTGAGTACGCTGGCCTATCCGACCAGCAAGCAGCGGACGCGATCAACGAAAAGACGATCACGCTTCGCCAGTTGGTTCCGACTTGGCAAGTGAAACAATACGCAATCGAGCAAGGCATTTGGCCGAGGATAGTGTTGATTCGCGAGGACAGTGATCAATCCGATTTAGTGCTGCGTGGACTCTGTATCTCTGTCATAAGCTGGATTGACGATCCAAGTATTCAAACGATTGACGTTGATTTGCCAAAGGTGCAAGAAATGCTTGGCGGATTGGTCGCTTACACGATCGCGACACAAGAGCAAGCAGCGGCAATTATTGCAATGGGTTCCGTGACGGTGTCTTGGGCAGCACACAACGGAATCAGCGAGGTCGGTATCGGATTTGTACGGGCAGCAAGGAGCATGATTTAATGCCGACATTTCGAGAGAAGCTAATCTATGGAACAGCAAGCCAACTTAGTATGGCGTGGGCTTCACTGGCCTTTGATGTTAACCTGTTAACTGGTGTTGAAAGCGAAGTCATCGACAACGAAACAGACGGCTTGCTCGACCGCATTTTGGGCGGCGAAATCACTGTTGCTGCAAGCGGGCTAACAGCCAATCGTGCAATCGAGATTTGGGCTGTAGCGTCCTATAACGGGACCGACTGGCCTTCCCCTTTTGATGGCACAGCAAGTGCGGAAACGATTTCACTAGCAGCAAACAAGATTTCGTTTTGCAAGTACATTCATCAGTGGTCTACATCATCCACAGGAAGCCTCACTTATCGATTTTCTGGCGTGTCATTGGCTAATGCGTTTGGTGGCGTGTTGCCTCGTAAGTGCGTGTTATTCGGCACGCATTCGACTGGTGCCAACATTGCAAGTGGGACAATCCATCAGCAGCCCGTTTACCGGCAGATTGCGACGGTGTAGTGTGACATACGCCTCACTCCGTCAAGGTCTTGTTGGTGCATATTGTCCTTCTCTGGGAGCGACTGGCCAGTTGCTTGTTGATCGGAGTGATCGCAAAAACCATCTTGCTTTAACGGGTATGTCTCCAAGTAATTGGGTTGCAGACGTAAATGGAGTGGCAATCACGACAGGTACAGGCCAATTCGCCACGGGTAGCCGCAATTCCATCGGAAACTTTAGCGGTGAATTTACCGCATTGGCTTGGATCAAGCCAACAGGAACACAGGCTGTTGACTATAGCCCTTTGGCGAAATTTGAAAACGTGGCCTCTGGTAATTGGATGATTTGGATAGATGGGGCCAGAGTAAAGGCGTACTGGAGCGGCACGCGTGCGACAGGTGCAAGTACGGTGCTAACATCTGGGGTATGGCAGTTAGTTGCTATTTCGTATCGGAATGGAAGCGCGACATGCTGGTATAACGGATTACTCGACGCAAGTGCATCAAGTGTTGCACCAATCACTACTGGCACCGGGCAGATTCAAGTCGGAACATATTCGAGCGGCCTAGATAGGGCATTAAGGGGTTCAGTTGGCCGTCGTATTGAGAACGTGTGACGGCCTGCCGTTGCCACCTGTGCCGCAGACGGCGCGAAGCTGTATTGATCCATTACCGCGTCGCTCGTAGAGCTGCTAAAAACAATATCAGCGTATGCAACGACACCGAGTTCGTTGTCATCCTTATCCCAAACGACGATGATCCAATCCGTTTGATTGGCGAAGTTAAATTGAGCCCCTGCCGCCGTTTCCACTCTAAACGGTCCAAGGGTTGATACATCGTACTGATTGCATTCAATGTATGCGGGAGTGTTACGTTGCGAATCAGTTTGTACGAGCGGGGCCACGATCACTTCATCACCACCGCTCGCCGCTAAGATTGCGTCAAGTTGGGCATCCATATCTGCGGCGGCCATTCCGATAGATGCCCGGACCCCTGCTGAATCTAATATCCTGGATTGGATGTCCACAGTATCCGCTTCGATATCCGCAAATTTAGACAGGCCAAAATTGGTAGCCGATTGATAATCAACCGCATCCAGTTCAATGTAAATATTCACTGGAACCATATTGGCCGCCCCACGATATTGGATAGCAACTTCATTGCCTCCATCAAGTGCCGCATCTGGAATACCAACTTCATACCAACCTGGCATATTGGTTGCGTCGACCTCGACAAATCCGCCACTTGTCCAGCTTCCAAGCGTTCCCGCTGCCAATGTTATTTGCACTTCGTTCGATAAATCGCCAGCAAAATAATAAGCAACAAGCCCACTTGTATTATGCAGCAAGCCTGTGAGCCCAGCACCAATCGTGCTGCTGCTGTTGGCGATAAATATAAGGCGACGAACAGAGGTTGATCCACGTTTTATTTTCACTGATCTGCTCCGCCCCTAATGTTTACCTGCCGAATGCCACCGACCGAGACCAAAGGAACAGTAACGGTTGCGGCTACCCATTGAAATGAGGAACTGATTGTGAATGCCCCTGGATTTTGGCTTGAATTAACCGAAATCGATCCGCATGTACCAAGAATCGTTCTTGCAGTCGACGCCCCAAGTCCGTTGTAAAGCAATTGCGGTGCGACGTGGTATCCACTGCTGTACGCCGTTGGGTATCTTGCCCCAGTGCTCGCAAATGCTGCAAACCAAAGATATTCAGCCGATCCGCCAGCCGGTGACAGGCTAGGTGGATCGGGACTGTCCGTGTTGCCTGTTGTTGTGGCATACGACAGCGATCCGCCAGAGTATCTTGAAATGCTATAGCAAACTGCTGCAACATTTTCGGACGCTGAGAGTGCAATGGAGGCTGACGTTCCTTCTGTGCCGTCAGAAACACGATATAGGCACGTAAGGCGATCTTGTCCAGAACCCGAAACACGATTTACCGCAAAAAGTTCTGTCCAACCAGTTATTGACGCACTTGCCGCGTTTGTTGACGAAATAAACGCTAGAAGCAAATTGCCCGACGAATACAATGGAAGCTGCAAAGTGTGCGACGATGCTGCTGAGTTCGTCGGATAAATAAAGGATGTTCCGTAAAGCGCTGCCGACATTATGCCTCCAATGCGTCAGCGGCTTGACGCAATGCAGCAATTAAGGTCGCCCGTTGATTTGACGCGGGATTTATTACCTCGTTTTGAAGTGTTGACCATTCATTGGCCAATACAACGGAATCAAATACCTGTTGCACGTCTTCTAGCGTTGGCTCGGTGATGCCTGTGGACTGCCAAGGGGCGACAAGCGAGACGCCTTGGTCTAGTAATTCCTGTGCTCCTGGTAATCCTCCAAGAGCAAATTGGCCTAGCATATCGCGAACGTCCGAATCAGTTAGTTGCAGTCCTTTGCCGCCTAGTTGAATCACAAACGCTTCAAAGCCTGCCGCTTTTATTGCGTTAAAAAGGCCGCTGACATTTTCTTTTCCGGCAACCTTTGCAACGCCATTCCACGTATAAAACTGTTCGTCTCGTATCTCGACAGATGGAGTTGTGATCGCGTCGTAAGCTGCCTGTGCAGAGGCGTAGTTACCGTTTGCAATCAATGATTGGAGACTCATAACTACCTCGCATGGGCCAATTGAGACACTGGACAGCGCAATCTACGGTACAAAAACATAATCATAATGGGGGAACGCTCATTTCTACGCCGAGCGTTGCCCAGTCTCGCGGGATTGTGAGCAAACGCCCAAAAATATCGGAATCGGAATCGTTTTGGCAAATCTCAACAGCAACCCGAAAATTATCTACGGTGCCGGTCGGCAAATCGGTTGTAGAGGGTAGTAGGTCGTAATCGTCTTCAATGTTGATTTGCTGTTTGTCGGAGCCGCTGCCGTAGAGATCCAAATATCCAACGAGCGTATCGGTATCGGTTCGGCTTTCAACGATCGCCGCCCATACGCGCGAATAGTGGCCGAGTGACACGAGCCCCGGATTGTCCTCGCTGGCCGAGTTCGTATCGGCTGGGGCCAATAATCTCGCATGGTGGCCGTAGGAGCTGGGTTGCATACTAGCCCCGCTGGCGTTCAATGCCATATTGAAAAGCCCGCTTCCTTCGCTCGGGCTTGCTCCGCCAGTCATGCGAACAAAGGTCATACCATCAATCGCCGCTCGTACGATCTCGCCATTGCTGCAAGATTGCTGCACAACAGCAAAATGATACCAGTGCCGCCGAACGTTGATCGTGTCGCCGTTCCAAGCGTTGATTTCCCAGTTAAGCCGATTTTGGTTCAACCGAAACGGGTAAAGGCGATCCCCCAACCCAACCACGGAAAATCGATCGAGACTTCCGCCCGTGTTGTTCTTGATGAAAATATGCCCGAGCTGTAAACCCTCCCGGATCTCACGCGCAGAGAGATTGCCCGCACCTTGGTCAGCTTCCAAAGCTTTTTTCAAAATGCGGTTGGCATCGCTTGCGGTCGGGTTAAACCGATCACCGCGAACAAATTGACGCGGTAAAGCCATTACCATAACCCCAAACTTGAAAGATTACCGTCTTCAATGACTTTTTCAACGTACGCAAACCGTGGACGTTTGACAACACGACCTGCGGAGGTGTCATCCACTTCGGCGTACACAAACCAAATGAAATCCCATCCCTTTTTGCTGATCGATGAAATGCCGCCCACGGTCAAACCGCTAATATTCGGACTTGCGGCGAATGAATAGGTGACTTGGATTTCGTCTTCGCTGCGGTTTCGCCCACGAGCCCCCAAAAACAACAGCTCGCCCGCCGCAAATTCGGTGCCAATGGCTCCGCTATTTTTTTTGCCGACTAGGCCGCGTACCATAGTTCGCCACGCTTGATCGAGGTCGGCGGCGTCATGTATTTTGGTCAGTGAGAATTGATAAATCGGGAAACCAACGTCGACACCTTCAACCCTGCCATCCTGAACGTTTATCGCTCCCTGAAAATCGGGAGCGGTGCCGCTGGCGGCGTATCGTGTAGTGCCGAGGGATTGGAATATTTTTTGATTTTGTAAGCCGATTTCAAATTCGTATTCACTTTCATCCACCAATAAACGCTTGAGCCGATCGTATTTAACATCGACGTGCCATTCGTTGATACCTACGGCGTTATACGCAAATCGCCTACGTTTTAGCGTTCCAGTCGAGCTTGATAAAGTCGTTGGGGCTTCTGTCTCAACAGCGTCAACGGCATCGTCCGCGTCATCCGTCCCAGTGACAAGATAACGCAAGGTACGCTGATCGGCTCGCGAACCGTCGCGCACACGCTCGCCGGTGCGACTTCCCTCAAAAAGCTCTTTTACTGCAATGGTCATGCCATGCCCCCCGCCCCTACGAGGTCATTCAGCTCTTGAATACCATCGGCGACGTCTTGCGTAGCTTTCAGGATATCTTCTTGAACACTAGAAGCCCCTAGGCCAAAGATAGCGGCGGCGTTGAACGTTCCTGCCGTTTCAGGGCCACCGGATTTCGCATAAGCTCCAAATCCAGCCTCGCGAGCGGCTTTCGCCTGGGCGTCGTTAGCTGCCGCCTGAGCCGCGGCTTCACGAGTCTTTTGCATCGTGGCGTTAAGTTCCTGCGTCGCTCGGTCGATTTCGGCCTGGCGTGCCTGGCGGCGAGCCTGAATCGAGTTATCTCCAATCGTGTCGATGGCGTTTTGGCGAAGTGCCCCGCGTTGTTCGAGCCCCTTATTAAGCTCTCCAACCCGCTTGTCTCGCTCCTGCATGGCGTTTGCTGTTGCGTCTTTGACGTTCTTAGCGGCTATCCCTGAGCCAACCGAGCTGGCAATTAAGGCACCTTGAGCAACGTCCGTGAGATCCTTTAGAACGGGAATCATTTCGCCGAGATCTTTAATAAGGCCGCGAACCTTGCCAAGTGCATCTTGGAACGCCGCGGCGACGTCATCGGCGATTTCGTGAGCGATCACCTTCATACCGGCAGCAACGTTTTCAAAAGCAATGAGCATTCCGGTGATTACGTTATCGAAGAATCCCGCAATGTACTCAAAGGCTGTAACGAACGGCGGTGCTAGGTTCGATATGACTGTATCCCATACACCCTCTAGGTTTGCTGTGACGGTTACCCAAATTAGTTTTAGCGTTGCCATTGCGTTCTCGTACGAGCCCACAAATTCAAGCACACTCGCGAGCCATTTTCCGAAGCTGGCCGCCTGTTTAGCGACGGCCTCCGCTAACCAGGTCAAAGCGGGAGCCAGGGCCGCTCCAATAACGTTAGCCACTCCCTGGCCTGCCATCATGATTTTATCGAGAGCGTCGTTGAAAGCTCCGGCCTTTGCGGCGGCGTCATCACTTAAACTCACGCCAAGGTCGCGGGCTTCCTGCCGCATTGCTTCGATACCGGCAGAACCATCTTTCATCATCCCCAACAATTGTGTGCCGCTTTTGCCAAAGATTTGCATTGCGTAAGCGGCTTGTTGAGCTGGATCGGTAATGCCTGATAGCTTGTCCGCTATGGCTAAAAACTGATCCTCTGGATTCATCTTCGCAATGGTTTCGCGGTCAAGTCCGAGCTTTTCGAGTATGCCGGTAGCCGAACCACTGACTATGCCTTTTTGCATGGTCCGAATCGCAGGCTCGAGCGCCGACAATTCCGAACCACTCATTTTGGCGGCATAACCGAGTTCAGATAGCGCTTTGACAGATACGCCCGTTCGGGAAGACATATCGGCGATCTGGTCGCTGTAGTCCGCAAACTTTTTGGTAGCGGCAAGAGCTGCCGTGGAAGCGATCGCAAAACCGCCCGCAAGATACTTGCTTGCGGCTAAAACGGGTTGAGCAAAGGATGAAAGAAGTTTAGCCGAGGACTTTAGGGTACGGCGCAGGGGCGAATTGTCGGCGAATATCTCCACCCACGCTCCACCCGCTTTGACGTCTTTACCTGCTGCCATCGGCTAACCTCTCCACACACACGCCCACCAGACAATATCAAACCGCTTCTTCACGCCAAGAAATCAAAACGTCGATATGCGTTGCGGTAGCAAGATCGCTGCCCGTTTTGCCGATTGTGATAGCGGTATTCGCATCGTTTGCCACGAAAGAGGCGCCTGCGGCGAGGATCGTCGCGTTTGTCGCCCCGGCACGCAAAAGGGTGTTTTGAGTCAAACCGGCCACCGCTGCGGCTAATAGCTTGACTCCGCTAGCCGATTGAGTCGCGAGGATGTCAACGGTGGTGGCTGTCGCAGCTCCACCGCCGATTGCGATCAATGCCACGTCGACAAGTTGATACTTGACACCCGCCAAAGCTGGCAGGAGCGTAAAGCCCGCGTTGACCTGAGCGGTTGTGACTCGAATTCGCTTCTGGAAGACAGCGTCCGGTGCCGGTGGAAGCAAATACCCTTTCACTTCCGCATCACCGCTTGCAGCGGCCTTGGTAGAGATCGCCCGACAGACGCCCTTGGTCGAGTCGGTAGTCATTGCACCGCTGCCCGCTGTGCCGTCTGCTGGATCGCCGTCGGCATCCCAATAGAGGCGAGCCCCACGAGAAATAGCAAGCGAGTCAACTTTTGGGAAATTGACAATCCCCATGAAATGTTGGGAACCTGCTTCGCTGGCTCCAAGATCGGTTGCCACCGGGCCAAACAAGCAACCATCCTGCACAATGTCACCGGCAGATTTTGCGGCGGCGGGTGTGTAAGGCACGTTTTCCAACGGTTGGGAAATGCTAGTTTGCATCTTTTTTCTTCCTGTTTTTACGAACGAAATCTTTGAAGTCCGCGTTTACGTTTTCGCCGTCGATTTCGCGGTAAAAATCCTCGGCCTTTAGTGGGCTTGCGCCTCGTTTTCGGTTGACGTTGTAAATCATCGCGGCGATTTGTCCGGCTCGGCCCCATTCCGCCGCTCGCCGTCCTCGCACCATCCAATCAATTTCACGCCAAGTAAGTTCGTCCCCTTCTATACCTAGCTCACCTAGGATGCGGTGGAGTCGCTCATAATTTCTTGAACTGCTGCCGTTAGTTTGGTTTCTATCGTTCGATTCATGTTCGCTACCAGAGCGGCTAACAGCTCGCCCCGCCCGGTGCGATCTTGGAAAAAATCAATCATTTCCTCAAGCAACATAGCCCGAAGATTGGCGATTCTTTCCCCGTACAAATCTTCTTCTAACTCTTCGAGCGGAAGACCGTTGTTTGCGATTGCGTGAACGATCTCAGCCAGCCGCGTTGGGCTTCGGTACACCTCATCCAACCACGTTTCGGGGTTGGCAAGATCAACAATATCTTTGCATCGTCTAAGCGTTGCTACGGTAACTCGAATCGTCCACGATCGAGACTTGTTATCCACGTACGTTTTCATTAGGGCGCTGTACCCTCTGCCCAATCGGTAGCGTTATCGCTTGGACCTGGCACCCAAACGCAATCTACGGTCACCATTCCTTCAAGATCCTGGGTTTCATTCCAAGATAGGCAAACGCAATCGGCGCGGTATCCGTCCGATGACGCGCTTGTGCGTGATCCATCTAGGACTAGCAACTCCGTCACAGTTTTGCCTTGGTGAGCGGTTTCAAGCGCTGCGAAGGCGGTATCGTCTTTGTCCTTTTTCATCGTGATAGGGAATCGCAACCGAGTAATGGCCACGCCAGTTTGACTAAATCCTCCTCCTCCGCGAGTGGTTGCGTCGAATTCCGAATGTTCCACTTCAATCGAAGCGTTGATAACGGCCTCAAGTTCGGTATATGTCGGCGAAGCCCATGACCCGCCCGTCCGAACGTACACTTTGCAATCAACTGCTTTAATCGTTCCCATGTTTGCTTGCCTTTACTTAAAAGCATCTTCCCAAAGTTTGGGAAGGTTGCCTGTTTCTTTTTCTAGGGCCGGTCCCATGAACGGCCTTGGTTCGTAACGGGCTTGGGTCGCCCTGCGGCCCTGGCCGCGACTGAATAGCGTGCGTTCGGTCGTTCCGCCATGTTCGAGCACCTTGGGCGCGTCGTCGGCTCCCACAAGTTTCACTGGCCCGATCACGACACTTTCCGCTTCGCGATCGACTACAAAGAACAAAAAGCGTTTAAGCTGTCCCTCTCTCGATTTTGGTGGCTTCCCTGGCAATGACACCGGCCCGCCTTTTCTCATGCTGCGGCGAGCGGTTCGCTGGACAAATGCCCCGGCTCGCTTTAACGCCTTAGCTGTGTGACTTTGCATTTTCGACAGAACTTTTTGCTCCGCGAAAATGGCTTTGGCTTGTTTGAGCGAGACATTGAGCACGACTACTCTCCAAATCCGCCTCGATTCGTTTCGTTCTTTCGTTAATCTCCTTCGTTTCAGCGCCTAAATCGCGTAAACAACCGGCCAAAGAGGCGAACGACTGGCCTACGTCGTTCAAATGCTTGAGGGCGCCATCGCGGAGCGGAATCAAAAACGATGTTCCGATCCACGCGATAGCTCTCCAGCTCGCCCATAGGAACAACAGTAACAGGGCGACGGCTAACCCTTGGTTGATTAACCACGATAGTTGGGGCACTGATTCGGTTGCATTGTCCACTGGCGCAGTCTCCTTGACCAAAACGTCCGTAGTCCCCGGATTGCATACAAACCACAAGCATTAACGCGGGAATCATTGGATGACACTATCCTTTGTGAAATCGACGCTACGTGGCTTGACGTCAACCATATCTGACAAGCCCACAAACGTCGTAAACCTATGATCTAACATTTGACGAACTGCGCGAGGAGCGACAAAAGCTCGGCCATTGATGCCCCAGCGACGGTTCCACGAATTATCAAGGATGTAAACGAAACCTTCCGGCGTTTCGATTTGTACTTCCTCGCATGGCAAATACCCAGTAAATGCGATCGCATGACCGCCACCACCCGGGCGAAAATCCATGATTGCCCCCTTGGAGTTCGGCGTCATAGCGTTACCCCAGGCAATACCGAGCTCGACAAAGCCGGCGCCGGAACCAAGCCACTGCTTTACTTCCGGTTCCTCTTCGATAAATTTCGTGGTTTTTACTCGAAACGCCTTGGCCTCTTCCCAAGCGCTTGCCGGAATGGAGTTGTGACCTCCACGCGGATATCGCACCGGGTTGGGATACGGAAGCACACTTTCGGGACACAGTCCAAACCCCGTGGAAAGTTTGGCTCCGCCGTGCAGCGTGCTTCCGCTATCGCCCATGATGCCATCGATCTTTTGCGAACCAAGGTACGCAAACAATCGAGAAAGCTGTGTTTTGGTGCCGCGTGTCGCGATGTAGTAGCAACCCTCGACGCAAGTGCTCAAAGCGTGACCTTGGCAAGATCCCATCGAGCCTTGATCCTCGATTTGAAGCACGTCCCGAAAATCGACTTTTTTCGGAAGCTCATCATCTGCCATCACCTTAAACAGGCCGGGAGGGCTCATTTCCATGAGTTCCTCGCGCTTTTCAAGTTCGATCGGATATCCGGTAAAACCTTCCATCACTTCGCCCCCTCCAAGCCCGCTGCAAGCTCTTCGAGAACTGCCGCATCTTTGGCGTACAATTCCCCGTTGGGTAAACGTTTTTCGAGTAGAACTCCAATAGGTTCCGCCGCAACCTTGCGGGCCGTTTCAGTGCGGACCTGCAAGTGTTCTAGCAATTCCTCATCGGAAATAATCTTTTCCGTTTTCACTAGGTGAGCCGCATCGCGAAACACAGCTGAAAGCTCGCGGCGATAGCTTTCGATGAACTCGGCGCCAACCTTTCCCCCTTCACTCGTAATGGAGGGCTTTGGCGGAGTACCTGAGCAATCGATCGAGCATATTGGCAACACGATGCCGAGCACGACGCAAAACCAGATTGGGAGGGGGTCGGGTGACTTGCTCATGATACTTCTTGGTTACCCTCGAACAATCGATCGATCACACGTTCGAGCAAACGCTCGATTGCGTCATCGACTAAGCCCTCGACGAAAAACGGAACGCCTGGAATATCGAGCGGTTTCACGTAGCTCGCGTAAAAATCCATGACGAGCTTTTTGACTTCATCCTTTGGCAGATGACCGATCAGCCCTTGCCAACCGCCTAAAAGCTCTAGGAGCTTTTGAACGATAGCAAGCCGTCCAACAAGCTGGCCCGGCTCGACGTTGGCCGTCACAAGCAGCGTTGTTTCAAGTTCATGTTGCAGCGAATCTAAATCTTTCATCTCTAACGTTCCTCCACGGTAAAACGCAAAATCCCGGCGTACATGCTTTGATTACGCCACCGCTCCGGGTCGGCTGGCGTAAGTATTTCACAAGCGGCCACAAACCAACCATCAAGTACCAGGGCCAACGACTCACGGCCAATTTGCTCTAAGCAATCAAGGTAAAACTCGGCAAGTCGCTCGCGTTCATCTCCATCCTCATTGAGCGGGGCAACAATCGCCACGTCGATCAGAGGATTGGTTTTAATCGTTGCTCTCGTCTCTCGAATCATTGCTGCAGAAGCGTAGGTGATATAAATCTCAACGCTCTGCAAATCCTCCCGCTTGACCTTGGGCACGCTTTGCGTTTTGACTTGCGGCGTTCCGAGTCGTTGCAGCGCGGAAAGCTGCCCGATTTGGTATGCAAGTTCGTTGCGAGCCTCAATAATCTTCGCGGTCAACTAATCTTCCTTATGGTGGTATGGATTCGCCATTTTTTGTTGCGGCGATCCATGTACCGGCAACATGGTTCGTTCCCTAGGTCAGTCACTTGGTATTCGACGATCCGATCTCCACTCGAATCGATAATCGAGTGGCCGATCTCTGGCGTAATTGTCTCGCCATCGATCACAATGTCATCCACGTCAATCAACCAATCGACCACGCGACCTTCGACAATGGCTCCATCACCGTTATCGTTTTCGGTTCGCGTTTGACCCATAGTAGCTTGGGTGATCGTCACCGATTCACCCATAGCCCAATAGGTCACTTCCCTGCTTTCGTGCGTTTTGAGTTCGGCGTTAAGCCACTCAAAAGCGTCATCCATTAAGCTCATCGGCTTATGCTTCACCCTTCATCTTGACACCGCCGCGATATTCTTGCTTGGCAACGCCGAAGTCGAACACGCCACGCATTCCGATGCCGAGCATATCGGAAGGAAGCTCGACGGCTTCGATGGTCGGTGTTTGGACACCGAACAGGAACGCGACCTGAATCACCGGCACGTCAAGCGGGTTGCAAAGCAGATACCAAGCTTTTGAGCTGTAACCGGTAATTGAGCTATCTTGCAAGTAAGCGGAGCTGACGGGCTGCAAAATTCCCGCGAACGGATTTGCTGTGGTGTAAACGGTATTCGCGGTTGTGTTGCGAATTTCAGTATCACGGCAGAAGCCTTGACCTTTGACCATCAAAGCCGCTGGCGTGAGCAAAATTGAAGGAACGTTGCCCATCAATTTTCCGTCGGGATCTTTGATCGTGCGGAGCAATGTATCTGCCAGCGTCAACGAATCAATGCTCAGAGCCGTATCTGCGCCGTCATCGTAATTTTCTCGCGCTGAGGTAAAGAACGTCGAATTATCCATGAACGCGGCCCAAAACACGCTATTGAGTTTTAGGGCACCACCGCGACCAATTCGCGTTCGCAGTCGGTTAAACGCTCCTAGGTCGTCGTTAATGATATCGCGACGATCGATGCCAAGAAACTTGGCATAACTCTTCGCTTGGTTGGTGTAACTTTCTTCGCCTAACGTTCCGTGTTGAATCTTTTGACCTTTACCAAGTTCCTCGTATTCGAGATCCCCAGTTAAGGAATACGAAGTCATGGTTTTGAAATCGTTCACGCTCACGATCTCGGTGATTTGACGCCAAGCCGATTCCACGGCGTTGAAGCCGTCGCGAATCATTTTGTTCGCCACGTTAGAGAGAATGCCCGACAAATCATAAGTCGAAATGCCAGCCGCTTGAATCGGTGCAAACGCACACTTGAGCAATCCCGGCACGTCGCGATTGCTTTCACCTTGCCAACCATTACGGCGAGCAAAGATTCGCAATACTTCAGTGAGGCTAATTCCGTGGCGGTAGTGCCGGTCGGTAGCTTCCAAAACTTGTACCGAAAATTCGCGTTCTGCTTGAACGGTGTGGTTGTTCATGCTCCGAATCATGGCGCATTCGATGACGTCTTGCGAAATCTCGCTTTGGCGGCCTGGCTTGACATGAACGGTTGCCCCGCGAGTTGCCCGCAATAGCGACAATTCAAACGCTTCCTTGGAAACGTTGCTGGCGATCGCGGCTTCGCTTGCTGCTTGAACGGTCGAAACGTCCGCTCCATCGTTGATAGCTCGCTGAGCAATCAACGCGATGTCGTTGCGGTATTGTTCCTTGAGGCGAGCCGCTGCGAAGACGGCTTCGAGCGGATCGACGCTAGCCTTAACGGTCGAGGTTTGGGTTTCGGTGTTTTGTTCGTTTGTAGCCGTCATGACTCTCTCCGATGATGCGGCTACTGCCGCCGTTGTTGTTTTGTCTGCCCCCAAGGGCAAAACCGAAGTTTCAAATAGTTCCCCGCCTCGAACGACGTTAATCGGCCCGGCGAAGGTTTGGCCGTTTACGTTGACTGTGTCTTTTTCGCTGATGAACGTTGGAGCTGCGGTAACGTCTACGCCAACACTCGCTTGCCAAGGAAAACCGTTTTTTCCCAGACGGACAATTTCGGTCGCGTCCGGTGTATCGCTCGAAACAACGGCTTCGATGTCAATAGCGTTTGCGGAAATGGTCGGGGTGCCGTGACCGACAATTCGATCGGTAGAATGCGATCGCAAAATCGGGATGGTTGCGTTTGCCTTGAGCGTTGCGAGATCGATGACAACGGGATACCGGTATCCACTTACCCGCATGGCTCCGCCGTTGTAGGCTCGAATTTTGAGCTTAGGCAGTGCTGGCGCTTCGCCCTCAACAGCCTTTTCGGCTTCGATGGTAACTGACCCCGAATTATCAAAATACATGCGGTTCATAGTTCGGCGTTCTCCATCGGATCGGTCTGGCCTTCCTGGTACGCTGGATCGTTGGATGGATCGGCGTTTTGATTTTGGGCTTGGCCACCTGGCATCGCTTGAGCCATGTTGATACCAAGCTCTTTCATCAATTCGATTTCGCGGGCTCGTTGGCGGAGTTCTGTTTCCCAGTCCAAACCACGTCGAGCGTATTCGCGTTGCAGTGTGGTGGTATGGTTGGCAAGTTCCGTTTGTTGACCGGTGGCCTCTTTGCTGCGGTCAACGTGCTCCGGTTCCCGCCATCGCCAATTGGGCACCCAATCCTTGACGGTGCGACGAAACGCGGGCGGAAGATAACCGGGTATGAGCCACGCTTCGTCGAGCCAATCGCGGTAAGCTCGATTGCAAAGCTGACGTTCTCCTAGGTGATAGCGTTCGCTTGAGCGAGCTTGCCAAAATCCTTGCAGGTCCAATCGTCCCGATGCGTAGTTGTATTTGGAAGCGTCTAGGGCCAGCACTACCGGCATATCGACGCAACGTGCGGCCTCACGTACGCAAGCAGTAATAAACGCCTCGTATTGTGCGTTCGGGTGCTCGGCTTGAAATTGCGTCATCTTGTACGTGTTCGGCAACGTCATTAAAGCCGAACGGGCAATCTGAATTTCCTCAAATGGCGTAGCGTACACGTCCTCGTCACTATCAGGTGGCGCGTCGGTGTAAAGGATACCGGCAGGATTTGCGGCGGCTTCCGCGGCTCCCAACGTTGCCAAAACAAATCGACGCATATTGGCAAAGATCGGAAGTGCCGGCGTCAACCACGGAACGCCTCGCAACTGCCCTGGCCGTTCCGATTTGTAGACGTGATAAATATCGCTACGTCGAACTGGCTTCGGCGTCGAGATAGGTGTGAAGTAATCGCCGGGGTGCTGCTCGTAAAGGTAGTAACCTTTGACGTCCCCGTTTTCATCCACGATCACGCCAGAGTCATCGCTATTGAGCGTGAGCGCCTGGGATTCGCAATAGTCGGCCTCAATCGGCTGAAAGTTGAGCGTGACCGGAGATTCCCATAGTGGGTTGCGATCGGTGTCAACCGAGTATCGACGTAAAAAGCCTTCGCCATCACCGGCCACGGCATGAAAGCACGTATGCAACTTGGTTGGCATCCCGGCTTCGTCCCACCAATCCCAAAACAACCGGGATACTAAACGAGCAACGCGGCTTGCTTCGCTACGGTCCATATCTTCGCCGACATAGTCGAGGCCAAACTCTGGGCCGCTTCCAATGGTGTAACCCACCAGGGTTGAGACAATGCCCTTTGCGTAGCAATTGTTCGCGATCTCGTAGCGGCTTCGGTTGCGAAGCGTTAATCGAACTTGGCTCGTGATCGCAGCTCGTGGGCTTAGACTGTCTGCCGCCGCCCAGTGTTGCTTATTCGTGGGCGTAGTTTGGGCCGAGTCATATCGAGCCCGAACCGTTCCGCGAACAGTATGTCGAGGGGCTTTGGCTTTAGTTGGAAAGAACCGAGAGAGGATTCCCATTATCCATCTGCTCCCGGTGGTACGATTTGCGAAAAGCGAATTCCTCGCGATCGCGTGCGTGCGGCCCGCTTTGCTGATAGGTAGCGGTCAGCGGCTATCAGGTCTGCAATCGGTCGCTGTGTGACAGTGACACCGTCCACGCTCGCGGACACTGGCTTTTCAGCGGCGGTTTCGATAGTCGATTCCAATTCGCTTTCGGCCATGATGGGCGATCCTCTCGCGTGTCGTTAGATGTCCTAGGGCTTTCCACACGCAATGATCGCAGACACGCGACAAGTTTCAACTATTCAAACGGCAATTGCTGTTGATTGGTTCCAGTATTGGAACGATCATCTCTAGGAGGTGGTCGAGGTAACTCGCGGTCGATGGTTTCAAAGGTTTGGACACGAGTTCCGCAATGCCGACAGATGCGAACGCGGCGGACTCGCTTTTCCTCGCGGCGAGTGTAATACGCTCTGAGGTCTGCACAATTGCATTGCGGGCAGTGCATTCCGTCGTCCGCTGCGTAGGGATCTTCGGTCATTGGCCCGATCTCCGCTTGGATTGCATTTCTGCAAACGATACCCGCCTTGCTTTTGGCTTGGCTGCGTGCCCCGGCACCTCGGCACCTAGGAAGCTGGCCGCCACGCAACACCCCACCATGCCGTCCCAAATGTCATTATCACGGCCCGGTTTTGCCTTCCAGTCTCGAAACTTACGCCCCTGTGATTCAACATCGATTGCATATTCCGACGTGCAATGATCGATAATCAACGCATGATCTTGATGGTTCGATCCATAGAAGCCGATTCCCATCGTGTCTGGATCAGTTTGAAGTCTGGAAGCTGCAATCGTTTTCCAGTGGTTTACGTCATTGATAAAATGCCGCTGCCTTTTTTTGCCGAGCTGCAGTCGCCACCCCGGCCCCGCCTTGTCACCTGGCTCTCGTTTCCATTGGTCAATCGGTGCGGTAGTCGCCCCAAAGTATTTTCCGTGCGCCGGCACCACCTTTCCGCCGCCAACCGTACGAGCTAACTGGTAAACGATTTCGGTCGAGACGTGATAGTTGGCATCGATCATGATCAGATCGAGCCCGACTTCCCCCTTTGTTTGTGTGGCATACGATTTCTCTAGGAGCTTGACGGCGAGATCCTGCAAGCCTATCTGCATTGCATGTTCCGCCGTGGCCGCGTTGTAGGCCGCTTGCAACGTAATTCGGGAATCGGACTTCGTAAAATACTTCCGCCCCTGCGACGGCCATGCGTCGTAGCCCAGTACGGCTCCTCGAAGCTGGCGATTAAACG